CCGGGTAGTTGACCACGGAACCAGAGACACCAGCGGCGCCAGTAGCGGTCAGGAAGGCGTTGGTACCATAACCGGCAGTGCCGCCAGCGAAGTAGATTTCGCCAGCTTGGAGACCGGAAACAGTGGAAGTCAGGTTGGCTTGAATCACGCCCTCACCCACGCCAGAAGCGGCAACAGGTGAACCGCCGTTGCTGCGACCGAACGAAATGACGTTACCGGTAGCGGCATACACACCAGAGGCAACACGGCCATCACCCCAACCAGAGGCAACCGAAATTGCGGTGCGGTACACGTAAGCAGGCAGTGTGCTGCTACCAGAGATCACCATGCCCGTGATGTCAGGACGAGTGTCATCCTGGCGATAGGGCGAGGGAACGATTACAGCGGCGGAGCTAACGCTACCAGCACCAGAGGTGGTTGTCACTGCGACATAGCCACGCTGCTGGAAATAACGGTAACCAGGCAGAGCAAGGACCGAGGTGGGGCCACCAAGGGAGCTGTCGAGAGAGCTACCGCCTTCGACAACAGAGTCAATGTTCTTGTACCAGCCGTTCAGGGGTTCTGCCCAGTTGCCTGGGAAGATTTTTTTAGCGGACAAATAGGTCATTTATTTTTCCTTTTGTTAGTTGTTTACGTTATTGATCAGATGTTACCGTCATCTTGCACGAAGCTGAACGCGGTGGTCACAAAGTCCTTGTTCAGGATTTCAAAACCGGCGTACAGTTGCCAAATAAGAATGATGAAACGGCTGAAGTCGTCGTTGTTGTTGATCAGAACTTGAGCGTTCGGACCACCGATACCAACACCAATCGCTTGAGGACCGAAGAAGTAACCTTGAGCGGCTTCCCTTACGGCATAGTTAGAACCGCCGTCAAAGGAAGTGTTGATGCTCTTGATCGGGAAGTTGGTGGATTCGAAGAACTTAACGCCTTCAAACTGCACACCAGTAGGCATGACAGGTTCGCCAGCCAGGAAGTAGGCTTGACCGGCCTGGGGGCCTTGGTAGAAGCTGGCGTTGTTAGGCAGCATGGGGTTGCCCATGTACATGCCTTGACCAGGATTACCAGCGTAACGAGCGATCTCGCGGAAGTCAGGGTCACGACGCAGGTGCATCATGAACGTGGGATCGCAAATACAACGATACAGACCATCGGCATAGGTCGGAACGTTGCGCTTGCGCAGGTCCTTAACAACGGTCAGCAGGTCGGTACGCACCTGGAACTGCTGCAGGTCAGCGGTGTATTCAGTACCAGTGTAGGAAATACGACCGGAAGAATCCTTAACCTTGTTACCAGCGAAGTAGTAACCGCCTTGAGTTGTGGAAGCAGCACCGTTGGCTTCAGCTTTGGACAGTTCATCAATGAACACGCGGTCACGCCACCGGCGATAGTCGTCAAGCAGCGTCAGGCTACCGATCGACTGGTGGAACATATTCAGGTTGCCGGTATCCAGCAGCATGCGCTGAGCGGTAACCAGTGTTTCGCGAGCAATCTTGAATGTGCTGGGCTGAGTCGGGTCGCCCGGATCCGCAGGACCGGTGTACTCCTTAAGCACCACCAGAACTTTCTCTTTGGTGATGTTACGGCTGTTAGCGGTACCGATCGTTTGGTCAGCAATACGCTCACGGCTGTCCTTAGTACCAGGGGTACCCCAGAACTTGTAGCGGTCTAACTGAACGGTTTGACCAGGCTGACGTGTGAAGTCGTGGACAACCACGGGCTCCACAGCCATCTCAGCGATGTACGCAGGGTGGGGACGATAAAGTTCCGCACCTAAAATCTTTGGAAAGTCGTTCTCCTGGTCTCTAGTTTCTTAGAGGGGTGGACTATCTCTTCATCCCTGTGGGATGCCGGACGCTAATTCTGGTATTACGTAACAAGATCGTGTTACACCCAGTAGTCTCTGCACCTTCCAATCACGTTCTTGATTGGCTTGGCTCAGGATTACCCTCGGCTTGACGTTAGGGCTTCCCTGAATTCATCCAGTTTGCACTCATCGATTACTCGGTGAGGTGACAACGTTGAGCGTTCAGTTGAGGCATGCTATGCTTTGGAAACTTGTTCATGAACAACATGGAACCAAAACTTGTTCCCGGATTTGGTAATCTTTACTTAACTGAGGAAGGTAAGGCTTTTGAGAAACGTCTTGATCCCGATAATCAAGAATATTTTCGAGAGCTGTCCATCAGTACGACCAGTGTTTATAACCGAGTTTCAATTCTTGTAGATGGGAAGAGGAAACGTTTTCATCTTCATGTCTTGATGGCTGTGGCTTTTTTGGGATTGGATCTGCGTTCCCATGGAACCAGTAACTTCTCCCTTCAAGTCGATCACAAAGATAATAACAAGAGGAATAATCGACTTGACAATCTTGAGATCGTTACCAAACAAGAAAATCTAACAAGAGCTTGGAAAAACGGTTGTTACAAAAACAATGGTTTTGCCAGTAAAGGAAGGCCGAAAAACTCTTTGAGAAAGTTTTCTTCGGACGACGTGGTTAAAATCAAATCTTTAAAAGAGGCTGGTCTTTCTTATCGGAAGATTGCCGAAAAGTTTGATTGTAATCACGGAGCTATTTACCAAATCTTGAAAGGAAATACCTACCAGGATCTGAACTAGCTATCAATAAACACCTTGGTTTATCCTCCAGTGTTAGTGTTTTTATCGGGTGAAAGATAAAGACACATGTGTCTTATCTAACACAAATTTTAGCAGCCCGTAATTTATTTAATTACATGTACTGCATCGTTGGCGCTTTGTATCGTGCGCCAGGGGAATTACTGGATCCATAGGACTCAGGATCAACGGGCATGCCTTGTTGTAAACCAGGAATGCCAACTAATTGTCCAACATTTCCAACGCCGCCACCAAGCATGCCGCCAAGTCCACCAGCGGCTGTTAACGCCAAGGGGATACCGGCAGTGTTAATGCCTGTCTGTACGCGACGTGCAGAGGTTTTAAGGTCGCTCCTTAATTTGGCGGGATCTTCACCCATCCGAACAGCATTATTTAAAAGGTCACGAGTAAACTCAGAAGATTGAATTTGGCTTGGTGACATTTGCGCGCGTCTAGCGACTGCACCAGGGTTATCGAGACTGACAGCTCCAATGTTTCTCATCATGGTTGCCGCCCTTCCGCGTAAGCCTGGGATCTGAGTGCCTAGAGCAGCGCCTAATGCGCCAGCACCCAAAGCCTCCATCCCTAATCTTGCAGGTCCTTCTTCAACAGCTTCACCAGAAACTACGTTTCCTAAAGAAGCAAGGCCAGCGGCACCAAGGCCGCCAGCCACTGCAGAAGCTACCGGATTCCTGCTGACTACATTTGCGTATTTACCAGCAAGTTTCATCACTGGCTCACTCCATTACAAACAATTTGTTAGCAACAGTCTGAGGCTGAGCTTGGTTCAGGACGCGCCAGGCATTCTGAGGATCGCGATTCATCATCTCGCCAAAAGTGCCCCAGAAATTCTCAGGTGCTTGCGGAGCAGCAGCTGTCGGAGGAGCAGGGAAGTTGCCAGCTTGGAACTGACCAATCGACTGAGTCGGATAACCGCGTGTCTCAAGTTCCTGCTCGTTTTCGTACACCGGGTACGGACCTTCAGGACCAAAGAACTTAAGCGTGTAATCGCTCAGGACATCGGGATTGGTAAGGATCTCGTTGTAGGCAAGATTCTCTTGGTGCTCGTTAACAGCGAAATTAGCGTAACCCTTGATGGTGTCAGCGGCGCGGTTTCCCCACGCGACGGCGCTGTCCAGCATTTGCTCCAGGTTTAGAGCGTAGTTGTTCAGCACTGCCGGAGCTTCGACCCCGAACGCGTCCATCACGTACCGACTGTCCTGGCTCATTCCCAGGAGGTCCGCCATTTGGGTTGCCGCCTCCTGCAAGGATTGATTGGAGGAGGTTGGGGAATAGCTGGGCGAGTATGCCTGGTTGGGAGACCAAGTCTGCGGAGCCGATTGTTGCGTAGCTTGGCTGCTGTACTGTCCGTAATTGGCCGGGGTATACGCCGTCGTCGGCGGCGATGGTTGACCCTGGAACGGGGATTGGACTGGTGCGCTCAGCAGATTCACCACCTTGTTGAACGCCGATTCCCAGGGATTCCCCGCCGAGTCCGCCGCCGGTTGGGATTGGGGGGCGTACTGAGTAGGGCTGGATTGGTAGCTGGGGGCTGCCTGAGGTACCGCTTGGGGGTAGCTGGTACCCACCTGATACGCCACCGGAGCCGGAGCCTGGTAGCTGGCCGGAGCTGCTTGCGGTGCTGCCACCACGTAGCTGCTCGGAGCGACGGCCACTGGTGCTTGGCTCGTCTGTGGGATCGATTGGACGGTAGCGTCCTGCATAACTCATCTCCTTTTGTAAAGCTTCTAGAGTGCGATATAGATAGGGTGTTAAATCTAATCGCGGGTCCGCAGCCATCGGTAAGTCCGGTGATTGCGGATGGGGAGTTTGCATCATTCCCCCCACAAGGCGAGCAAATTGAGAGTATGCACCCTGCAATTCATTCACCATTCTGAACGGAAACCCAGATAACATCTCGGCCCGTTCCTCATCCGTCTTGGACGGGAAGAGGTATTTCAGTGCCTCAATGCTATCAACACCTAACTCCTGTAAGTTGCGTACCACGATGGAGTTGTTCAGGATGTCTTGAGTGGAATCCTCATAAACAGGCCCAAGCCAACGCCACTGCATGGTTACATCGCCATCTGGAATCAAACCAGAAACACCGGGCGGGATCTGCTGCGTTTGAAGGCAAGCCATCATCAACTGCTTGACCTGATCATCAAATGCACTCATGGCATCGTTGTACGCTGCCAAGTCTTCCGCACTAGATTCCTCTGGGAGATCCAGGGGTTTTTCTAATCC